CTGGAGGCGGAATACTCGCAGACCTGCTCCTCGGCCACAGAGTCGTTGGAGCATGCGAAATTGAAGAATACCCCCGAAACGTCCTCCTGCAACGCCAGCGAGATGGAATCCTGCCAGAGTTCCCAATCTGGGATGACATCTGCACACTGGACGGTCGCCCCTGGCGAGGCCGTGTTGATGTCATTTCTGGAGGATTTCCCTGTCAGGACATCTCCTGTGCAGGAAAAGGAGCCGGCATTGACGGAGAGCGATCAGGTATGTGGAAACACATGGCAAGAATCGTCGGTGAAGTACGACCCCGATACGTCTTCGTGGAAAACTCGAAGAAGTTGCAGTGCAATGGCAGCAACGATCACACCAGAGTCGGCGCAAAATACGAAGAGGTTTCCGAATTTAGAAACAGTGGTGGGACAGAGGACGTGGCCTACCCCCTCCGCGAACGAGGACGCAGCGGGGACACCAGACGGCAAGATGCAGTGGATGCTGACCCATGCGGCAAAGAGTGGATGCTCTACAAGAACCAAATATCAGAAACAAAAATGGTCTACGCCTCAATCCCGCGATTGGAAAGGCCCAAGCGGTCGGAGTATGAGGGGTGAGGAAAACGACTTGCCGAATCAAGTGAAGCAATCAGCAGCTACAGGTCAACTCAATCCCGACTGGACTGAATGGCTCATGGGATGGCCGATAGGCTGGACTAGCCTTGAACCCATCACCGAGCTGGATTGGCGAGATTGGTCGATTGATCCGGCTGATGAGGGTGAATTGCCAAGAGTCGAAACCGGAATCCAGAACCGAATCGGTAGGCTCAAGGCAATCGGAAATGGCCAGGTTCCGCAGGCGGCTGCAATGGCGTGGCAAATTTTAACGAACGCCCAAGGCCACCGACCCGACGACGACAAAACCTAACTATGCATGGCGAGACTTGCACGACTCTTTGATTCTTCCGGCGAACTAATTGTTGCCAAAAGGAACTTTTTTCGGCAATAATTAAGAAGGGGACCATAAGTGATCTAACTTTTGGTCCCCTCTTGCTTTTTCACGAAATCCGTAAAACATTCACGGATGGCGTTAAACCCGAGGCACGAAAAGTTCTGCCGTCTATACCATGAATCAGGAAACGGGAGCGAAAGTTACCGCACTGCCTATGAATGCTCGAAGAATGTAGCAAGGCAAAACGCGTGGCGACTGCTTACAAACGCGGGAATCAAAGCGCGACTTGAGCAATTGGCTGGAGAGCAAGCGGAAAGGTGCGACCTATCCAGCGACGACGTAGTGGATATTCTGGTCAAGGCTATCCTTACGCCCATCGAGGACGTAGATGAGGGAAGTATTCTCTGCGAGGAAGCGACCCCGGGTGAGCATGGGACCAAGATTAAGATGATCAGCAAGGTCGCAGCCATTAAGGAGCTGAACCGGATGCTGGGCCATTACGAGCCTGAGAAGCATGAGCATGACGTTTCGGACGATCTCGCAGCGGTCATTCGATTGGCAACTGGTGCAAGAGAGGAATGAAGCTAGGTGAGGAAGAGCGACTGGCCTTGGCTGAGAAACTAGGCGATAAACGTTGGCGGCTGGAGAATCTCTATCTGATTCTAACGGAGGACGGCGAGACGGCTCCGCTTACCTTGCGTAATGAGCAGAAGCAATTCCTGGACGAACGTCACTCTCGAAACTTCATTCCGAAGGCGAGAAAGCTTGGCATGTCCACGGTTATCGTGATTGACGCCGGGGATGAGTGCGTTTTCAATGCCGACTACCGATCTGGAATCATTGACCTGTCAGAGTCAGACGCCCATGATAAGCTTGAGATATTCCGTTTCGCGTGGGCGCGTGGCATCCACCACCCGGACCCTGCCATCGCGGCCCTATGGCGGAAGATACATGAAGTGAATCCACTGAAGAGCGATTCAAAGGGGCGAATGGAATGGGCTAACGGGTCGCTAATGAGCGCAGGAGTGAGCTACACGGGTAAGACTCCGCAACGGTTACACATATCAGAGTATGGTCCCATCAGCGCACAGTTCCCCGAGAAGGCTACGCGGATCAAGCGAGGCTCTATCAACGCGGTTCCCCCGAACGGGATAGTGGATATTGAGACAACAATGGAGGGCGGTGAGTTTGGCGAGGCTAACGCATTCTTCCAGTTAGCACTAGGTTCCGAAGGGAGGGAGCGAACAGCAATGGACTGGAAGAACCATTTCTTCTCATGGCTGAACCACCCATCTTACGTGCTTGAGAATGCGGTTCCGCTGGACAACACAACCGAATACTTCGCGAAGCTAGAGAAGGAGAAAGGTCTAGTGGTCCCTGTCGAGCGGCAAGCATGGTATTCGCGAAAGAAGCGAGAGCAGGGCGAGGACATCTACCAGCAATTCCCTACCGTGATTGAGGAATGCACCAGGCAGAGCATCCCGGGCCAGATTTACCCAGAGATGAAAGCAGTCAGGGCTGAGGGCCGCGTAACCAGATTTAACCCGGAGAAGGGATACCCGCGGTTTACTTGTTGGGACTTAGGAAGCTCGGACAACATGGCAGGGTGGGAGGTTCAACCGGCAGGGAAGGATCACAACTTTCTGGCATGGTGCGCCGGTGAAGGGGCCGGAGCGGCCGGTGTAGCCGAAGTTATCCGAAGGTGGGAGGATGAGCGTGGGGTATTCGCGGGTCACCTGGTCCCGCACGATGCCGAAATCACCGACAAGGGAAGTGGTAAGACGTTCATCCAGCAGATGGTTGAATGCGGGATTCCGAGGGAAAAGATAATAAAGGTTCCGCGCATTCCCGACATGTGGGTAGGAGTGGGTGAGGTCAGGCGGATTCTCCCAAACTGTTGGTTCCATGAGTCAACGGATGTTCCAGTGGAACCGGAGGGCGGGGCGAAGCTTCCCGGTGGTGTAGGTAGAATCGAGGGATACAAGAAGAAGATAGACAAAAGCACAGGCATCGCCCGGGACGTAGATGTGCATGACCTTTGCTCGCATACTTGTGTAGCTGCCGGAACCTTGGTCTTGATGGGGAACGGGGAGCAGGTGCCGATACAAGATATTAAAGAGGGAGATTCGGTATGGACTCCCAGTGGGCCTTGCAATGTAGAGAAGGTTCACAGGAACGGGCTGAAACCTACGATGAAAGTAGGCGACCTAAGGGCTACCGGAGAGCATAAAGTATTCACAAGAAAAGGCTTGATAACATGCGATGCTATGCGAACATTTGAACACGTATGGACACTCCCACAACAGTTGATTTCAAAGGCCGAAGATACTACCTCGACAAGAAGCAAGGATACTATCATTCCTTCCCGGATCGAAACGGGCGCAAAGGAGAGTATTTGCACCGAGCTATTTGGGAGGATGAGAACGGGGAGATTCCGTCGGGCTATCACATTCATCACAAGGATGAAGATAAGTCGAACAACGATCTTTCAAATCTGGAGTGCATTTCTGCATTCGATCATCACTCCGGCCACGCCAGGTCTAGTGATTGGGTCGGGTCTGAAGCAAACAAGAGGCAACTCGCGGAGAATCGAAAGTTTGCCACAGCATGGCATCGGTCAGATGAGGGCAGAGAGTGGCACAGGGAGCATGGGAAAAAAACGTGGAAAAGTCGCGAGGTTATTGAAAAGGATTGCCAGCAATGTGGGGAGGGATTCAAAACGAAGACCTACCATCAGATGTTTTGTTGCAGACTTTGTAAGCAAAGATTCAACAATAAATCTATTCTTGCAGTTGAAAAGCCGTGCGGAGAATGCGGGGGAACCTTTGTTGACAGAACGCGAAGAAAGAACAAGAAATACTGTTCAAAGCCTTGTTACGCAAAAGGTCAAAATAGAAAACGACGGGAAAGAAAGCGAAGTATTCGACTTAACGGTAAGTGAGGCGCATTGTTATATTGCGAACGGGATACTTGTTTCAAATTGTGACGCGCTCAGAACCTACGCGGAGGCTCTAAGCAGAGACATGGTTAAGGGTAATATCAAATCGCCAGTAAGGAAGGCTGTCGTAGTTTCGGGTTTTCGCGGAACGTCCGGTGGTGGGGCCAGAGTAATAAAATGACACCGTGCGAAAAAGCGAGGAAGGTCCATGATGCGGACCCGGATAACTATCCGTTCTGGTGGGTGGTAATGACACACTTTCGGGTGGGAGTGGTAATTTCCACCGATGAGGTCTTTATGTTAGCTCGACCAGTAGACCTGTCAGCGCACCATAGAGACTTTGATGACCCATCTATAACCTACTCAAATCCTAACTGCTGGCATGTATATCTAGCGGCGGGTAATCTAGCAAGGATGTCGGACCTACTACCTAATGATTTGCCGTTCGTATCATATGTTAGAAAAAATAGCTTGCGCCATAAACGAAGGAAAAAGATAGATTGTAAAGTCACCAATCTACATTATGGGCGGAAAACAGAAAGCAAAGGCTCAAGAAAGGGCTAACCAACTTGCGGCAAAAAACGCCCGCATGGCACAAAGGACGGCCAAGCGGGAACGCCGACTAGCTAAAAGGCTGAGTAGACAAGACAGGCGGGCGGCCCAAGAGAGGAACGAAAAGCTTATCGAGGCCGAAAGAAACAGTGCGGCCGAACTAGCTAAGTTGCAGGGAGCGCAAAACATTCAGACCGAGTTTGTAGATGACCGGGAAGCGCGACGAAGAAAGCTACTGGCCCGACAGGGTCGAAGCGCATACGGTTTTGCAAGAGGTAGTGGAGCCGGACTAGGTGGCGGTGATTCCAAGCTGGGATGACAGAAGTTCACTCCATTCTCAATCGCAAGCAGCAAGCGGATTCCATTCGTTTGGCCAATAGCAGTATTTGGCGGGACATTGCGCCTTACGTTCACCCCACCAAGCGGGACATCGGCAACGGATCGACTACACCTGACGGCATTATCAGTATGTCTAGTCACGCGGCCCTGTTTGACTCTTGCGGTATTGAGGCCAACAGGGTTTACGCGGCTGGATCAATGGCTGGAATGACGCCTAGTGACAGTCCTTGGTTTGCTCTTGAGGCACCTAATCACCTCAAAGACGATGATGAAATCAAAGCCTGGTATTCCCGATGCACCGATATTACGCTCAGAATCCTTGCAGACTCAAACTTTTACAACGAAAAGCACAACGTAGAGCTTGATGACGGAGCCTTTGGCACGGCAGGGCTATACATACAAGAGGACTTTCGCGACGGAGTCCGCTTCGAGAGCTTGCCCATCGGAGACTATTCCATATTGGAGAATCACTATAGGGAGGTGGATACGGTTTTCCAGACCGATAACTTCACGGCCCGACAGGCGGCGCAAAAGTTTGGAGAGAAAAACTTACCTCATGAGATTCTCAAGTGTTTGGAGGACCCAAAAAAGGTAGACTCTAAGCATGAGTTTATCCGCGTAATCCTTCCCCGGACCGATAGGAGCATCACAGCACCGGGACAGGCGAACATGCCTTATGCTTGCCTGTGGATTGAACCTAAGAGCAAGAAGGTAATCAGTGACGAAGGTTTTGAGGAAGCCCCGTTTGCTGTATCTCGCCACACAACATGGAACAGGTCACCGTATGGAATCTCTCCTGGAATGCTCGCCCTGTATGATTTGCGGCAACTCAATGTGATGCAGGAGTATTTGGATACACTGGTAGAGAAAATGGTAACGCCACCGGTAATCGCACCGCCCAACTACGAGGGCGTGATCGACTTGCGCGGGGGCGGTATCACCTACGGTAGCCCTGATGGGAATCCCCAGCATTGGGAAAACTCGCCTAGTAATTATTCAGTAGGCGATGACAGAACGAGTTTCAGAAAGCGACAGGTAGACAAAGCGTTCTACGTTGATTTGTTTCAGGTTCTATCGTCCGTGCCTGTGGGCAAGGAGATGACGGCCGAAGAAATCAGGACTCGCCGACGCGACCAGTTACCGCTTTTTGCGCCAGCATTCTCCCGCAAAAACAAGGAAATGAACGGGCCTATCATTAAGCGTGTTTTCAACATTCTTTTTCGCGGCGGCGCATACCCTACTGTCCCTGACAAATTGGTATTCCAATCTGAGGCCGGTCCCTACATTCCTGATCCTCAAATCACGTACACTGGCCGGATAGCATTGGAGATGAGGGAGATTCACAACGAGGGAGCTTTACGCGCCCTTGAAATGGCTCAAGCAATTGCCCAGACCAATCCTGAGATTCTTGATAACATTGACATGGATGAGGTCTGGAGAAGTTACGCCAGAAACGTAGGCATGAATGAGGACAGTCTCAGGTCACAACGGGACCGGGACGCACTAAGGCAAGCCCGACAGGAAATGGAAGAGCAGCAACGCCAAGAGATTTCACAGCTTGAGGAAGCGGAGGCAGTAGCCAAGCTGGCCCCGGCCATTAACCAGAAATGAACCTGAGTCTACTCAACTCAATTCTCGCGGGGAAAAGCGAGAAGGAAGCGGAGGACATCCGGCAAACGTTTCGCAATGCCTTATCGGGACAGAGCGGACATGAACTGGTGCAACTCTTGGTCGAGCATAGAAACCCTTTGCAGTCAAGATTCGCCCCGGGCCGGACAAACGAGGAAGCGGCCTATATAGACGGCCAGACCGACGTAATTTCCGCCCTAATGATTATAGGAACAAACATGGGAATTTCGAAACCGGAATAAACTAAAACAATGACAACAAAAGAGAAGAAGGAAGCCCTGCGAGAAGCGGGGATCAAGTTTCGCAGCAATGCGGCAACCGACACAATAGCCAAGCTCTACCGCGACAACCTCGACGACGTAACGGATGAGGCCACCGCCCAGCTAGAGCCTTCTACGCAAGTGGTGGTTCAAGATGGGTTTGTAAGCGATGAACCGAAAACACTTACGATGAAAGACTTTGAGGAAGCTAGGGAGACACTAGGCGAGAGAGATGGCGGGATTAAAACGGCAGCCCTACTAACATGGGCCGACAAAAACCTTTCCCCGGATGATTTCAATTCCCTGTATGCAGGGAGAACCGTTAACGGAAAAACAATAGCAAATAAATGAGCGACGAAACAGCAACTATATCAGTATCACCACCCTCACAGGGCGAATCCACCGGTGGGGCATCAGACACATCCAATGTCGGCGGGGCAGCCATTTTCTCAGAAGGTAATGTCTTCGTCGAAAACTGGGCCGAAAACCTAGAGGGAGAGGAATGGAACCGAGACACGCTGGGCAAGTTTGACGGCAAGAGCGTTACGGACCTTGCTCGCAGCTACGCCGAGCTTGAGAAAAAGATAGGTCAGAAAACGGAAGGAATGATTAAGGTTCCAGGCGATGAATCGACTGAGGAAGAGAGGGCGGCCTTCCACGCGGCCCTAGGTGTTCCTGATTCAGCGGAGGACTATGAAATATCGCTCCCGGATGAGGTAACCGAAGGACTGGATTGGGACGAGGGGGTAATGGGTCCAATCAAAGAGGCGGCTCACAGAATCGGAGTCTCACCCGCTCAACTAAGCGACCTTGTTGCGGCACAGGCCCAGATTGAGAAAGAGCAGGTGCAACTTTACCAGCAGGAGCAGGAACAGGCTCAAGAAGCCCTGCGCCGGGAGTGGGGTGTTGACGCGGAAAAAAACGCCGAACTCGTCCAACGAGGCTTGGCTTTTGCTGGCGTTGATCTAAACAACCCATCTCCAACTGATACCCTCAAACTTGCTCTGGCAGTAGGCCAAGGCAATTCAGAAGGAAGCATTGATCCACTGACATCATCAAGCAGGGAACTCAATGACGGTGACCTTGCTAGGGATATACAGACCAATTCCGATAACCCTCTATACAAGGCGTATCGCGGCGAGATTCCAGACAGAGCAAAAGTGGATGAGGCTCGCCAAAAGGTTGCTGCGCTTCAAAAGTCTTGGGCCGAAACAGTGCAGGGAAGCAAGTAAATAATATTTAAGTAACCAATATTTCCCTCCATCACTCGCTCCGTCTCGATATAGCATATCGGGGCGGGGCGTTTTTTTTACATTATATACTTGCGCTCAATATATAGGTAAAAGATGGGTTTTATGTTCTTCAATGGCCTGATCGATAGATGAGATAACCAAGAAGGCTTGCCACAAAGCGAGGCCCCTTTTCTTGGGACAACCAAAGCGGTGAATCAAATTCAACCCTTATTATCTTATTTTATTATGGCACTATCAGTAGCACATTCTATTCCCGAGGAATTTCGACGGGAATTTTACACCAATCTCGAACATGAGATTCAGCAGGTTCACTCTAAGTTCAGCGACCGAGTGAAGATCGACACGTTTGAAGGCAAAGAGAAAATCTACGGTTCTCTCGAAACCCGCTCATTCAAGCAACGCACCGGACGACTCCAGCAGTCTGATCCTACGGAAGCGGAAATCCACAATCGGAAAATGGTCAAAGTTCCATTCTACGACCAGGCAATTTTCGACAAGTGGGACTCGAACTTCCTTGGGTCTTTGAAGCTTCCTGATTCCGAAACGATTCAGGCCATGAAGTATGGTTACAACCGACTCCTTGACGAAGAGATTTGCAAGGCTGCGACAGCTACCGTTTACGGTGGTGAAGAGCCATACATCACGGCAATTGACCTTCCTTCCACCCAACAGGTCGGCGTTTCAGTAGGAACTGCCAACAGTGGATTGAATCCCGATAAGCTCATTGCTGCTATGCAGATTTTTGAGGAGAACGACTACGATTGCACCGAGCGCGACATCATGCTCGCCATTAACCCGAAGTCTAAGGCGGAGCTTATGGCTTACGTCGATGCAGGAACCAATGACACTTGGGCAAGTATGATTGCTGGGTGGTTGAATGGCACATCTGAAACCCTTTTCGGATTCAAGCCAGTTCTTACTAATCGACTTGAGGCTGCGGATGGTAACAACGTTCGCAAGAACCTTGCTTGGGTTAAGGATCAAGGCATCTACGTAGAGCCGGGAACACTTGATGTGAAGATGGACGTTCTGCCACAACAGCAACACGCATTGCAGATTTCTGCCTATGCTACGCTCGGCTTTATGCGCCGTCAGGAAAAGGCTGTTGTCGAAATCGCATGCGACGAGGACTTCTCATCTTAATCTTAACCGAAAGGAAAAAATATTATGGCATCAATTGATACAGCAGAAAGAACGGCACAAACATCAACGGCTCGCGATGCGGATTCCACTATTTGGGAATTGCAACGCACCTGCAAGCTCGCGCGGTTTGCGCCCATCACACTCACAGCAGACTCCGATGAAGTCGGGGATGACATTATCCTCGGTTCGCTCGGTTGCTCTGGTCAACTCCGCCCGGAAGAATGCCGATTTGTCGGCATCTCGGGATCGGTTCAGGGCGTTTTCGTTCTCGAAAAAGTCTCGGCTGACGGAACTGTTACTGCGCTCACGGGCGACGGAACGCTGGCAACGGACGGCACAGTCGTTGCCTTTGATCGTTTGACCGGATCACTCGACCAGGTTGATTTCGTTTCGACGGACTACCTGCAACTGACCATCGGCACTGCAACGGCATTGGCAGCCGGTGACGTAATCGAGATTGAACTCGCTTACAGCACCACTAACGCCAAGTAAACATTTAACCGTCCTCGCCCTGCTTCACGGCATGGCGGGGACGGTTTCTCTTTAAATCGCGAGGTGGAGCAGTTTGGTAGCTCGTCTGGTTCATAACCAGAAGGTCACGGGTTCGAGTCCCGTCCTCGCAATCTTTTTAAGATGACAGAAACCGACATTGCGAATATGGCTCTCTCACGGCTGGGGGAACGTCGCATTTCTGACATCAGCGAAAACAGTCCCTCGGCCATATCGTGTAGAACCCACTATGAGGTGGTTCGCGACTCTCTTCTGCGGTCACATCCTTGGAACTTTGCTACAGCTAGAGCGACACTGTCGGCGACCACCACCCCGGAGTTTAAGTGGGCCTACGCCTACACATTACCAGCCGGGTTTCTACGGCTGTCTACGTTCAACGGAAAAGAGGCTGACGCAGCCATTTCCGAATACAGGGTCGAGGGCAACGAGATACTAACAGACGCTAACTCTGCGAGCATCACTTACGTCCAAAAGGTTTCCGATCCAACTCTGTTTGATTCTCTATTTCTTGAGGTAATCGTTTTTCGACTAGCCTCTGCTATTGCGATGGACATAACAAGCGAGCCTACCACCCGGGACAACATGGAGCAACTAGCTGCCATGCGGATGCAGGACGCGTCGTTTGTCGATGCAAACGAAAACAAGGCCCGAGTCCAGTCGCCCACATCGGAGCGGACATCCAGAGTCCGGGGAATCCCACAAGGCTTGGCATACCCATATGATACGCAAAACCCATGAATGAGACGGCTATCGCAAACAGGTCGTTATCTCTGTTGGGTGAACCACCAATTACATCACTTAACGAGGGAACGACAGTCTCCGGCATTGTTAGCCTTCACTACGGAACGGTGCGGAACGCACTACTGAGGCAACACCCATGGGACTTTGCTACAGAGAGGGTATCACTTTCCCGGGAGGTTGATGGACCGGCCTTTAAATGGTCCTATTCATTTGTCCTGCCGAGCGATTGTCTGAGGGTAATTACATTCAACGAGGTTGACGTTTCGCGATGCGGCTCATCTTTTGCAATCGAGGGCAATCGCCTGGTAACGGACTCCAGCGCGGCACAAATCAGCTACATTAAGGCGGTGACTGATCCCAGCCTTTTCGATTCACAATTTATCGATGTCCTAACCCATAAGCTCGCGGCAGCAATTGGGTTAGCCATAACTGGCAGAAGCGGCCCATCGGAAAAACTTGAGGCAAAGGCAAACAGGAAACTCAAATCAGCGAGGTTCACCGACAGCAGCACTGGTGCTAGGGTGGTGGGTTGCACGGGAAGGGGCGCGGCATCTAGGGCGTCACGACCAATCATTGGGGAATATGCCAACGTTAAAACGGCAACGGGAGAGCAGGGCGATGACGGTCTGTCAGCATT